TATCAATGACCTGAGCATCGGAGAACCCTAATTCTTTCTTATTAGCATTATTGGCAATTTCAGATTTTACTTGAAGCAGAGTTTGGTCAGTTCCATTTAATGAAAGAGATTCCGCCTGCATCATTTTAACTAAATGATCATCAATTTTCTCACTATCGATAGTAATTGAATTGTATGCAGCTCTCTTAAGCATTTTCTCAACCATTTCTTCATACCATCCATCAATCTGCTCAACTTCATCCGAATTCCATTTCTTCTTTTCTCCGCCCCAAAACTCCGGAGAGGCATTTTTAGGAATACGCTTGTTGATATCCTTCATTGTCATAACCTTTAAGCGATTCTTTTCAGGGTTACTTCGGAAAACATGATAATAAAACCCACCTATAACCTCACCTCGATCAAAATCATTGACAATATCAAACGTGTATGATTCAACTTGGTTATCCTTATTTTTTTTATGGGATTTAAATACATCATTAGAGTATACCAA